TGTTCTGGGATGATCTTCTCCAATGAGATTGTTAATAGACCATCTGCAAAATCTACAGAGGATACTCTGACATCATCTGCGAGTTGCCAGCTGTGGGAGAATGAACGCTTGGAGAGACCTTTGTGAATATACTCTCTCTCAGAATCTCGTTTCTCAACCTTAGAGGCAACTCTGAGAATGTTTTGTTCTGTAGAGATTTCGATCTCATCTGACTTAAATCCAGCCAGAGCGACTTCAATTTCGTAGTTAGCATTGTCGTTTTTGATAATGTTATAGGGCGGATAACTTGTATTATGACCAGACATTGCATCTAGTCGATTAAAAACATTTTCCAATCCTACGTTGAATGGGGTGTAAACATCCCATGTATATGTATTTGTCATTTGATTGCTCCTTGAATAAGCGAGTTTTTAATTGAGACCCCTAAAGCATCTCATATTATTATATATCAAGAAGCAATAAAAAAGGGAGTGTTGAACTCCCTACAAAATTATTCGGTTACTTCGGTCTTCTTACGACCAATGTTGTATTTACTTTCAAGAGTCCATTCATCTTTCTCTTTGAAAGCAAGAACTTTGATTTGATTCAACGGAGCAACATCTGCAATAGCATCTGCTTTTACAACCGTAATCAATCCCCAGTCACTAAGAAGTTGAATGATTCTGTTTCTACGTTGAACATCATTCACTGAAAGATTGGTATTCTTTCCGTCAAGGGCAAACAGCTCCTTGAAGTGAACGATATAATACTTGCCTTGCTTGTGAAGAATATGGCAAGATTGATAGATTTTCTTTTCTTTGCGGGATGCTACACCAATACGAGTTAGGGTCTCACGAACTTTGAGGAAATCATCAGGTTCATTGAGAGATACCTCAACCATATCAGCTTGCTTCCATTCTACTTCAATATCAGGAGTCATCGTTTTCCACCTTTGTCTACAAGTTTTTTAATGAGTTCAAGTTGATCTTTGGATAATATTCTCAATGCTTGTAGAGCTTTATCGTCATTATAACCATAATACTCCTTAATCGCATCAAGGTATTCTACTTTAGATTTTTTCGCCCAAGGCGAAAATCGCTTGCGCGGGTTGATACTATTTATAAAAAAGTCATATTGCATCTTCTTATCCAACTGAGGATACATGTTCATCTCATTGGCAAAGAGAACAGTATCGTGGAAAGCAGATAGACACTTGTTTACAATGAAAGGTGGATATGCTTTTTCAGACTCATCATCAATAACTACCGACTTCTTGGTTTGATTGATAGAAGTCAGATATTCGGATAGAGTTGGTTTCGTCATAATTAGTAATCAAAAGTTCTGCACGGTCTTTTTGTTCATTCATGTAGTCACCTACAGAACGCATCGTATAAGTTAAATCCCATTTGGTTTGATTGTATCCATCATACCACTCCATGAGAGTAGGATTGGTGTTGTAGGTAATCATCCAGTTATCTTTTACATTACCTTGAGTGATGTAAGCATGGAACATCTGATGGTCAAATCCTTTATGAAGTTCTCCTTTCTTACCATAGAGATTATCTTTGATATCGTAAGGAGGGTCAAGGAACCAGAATGTTCCGACAGGAGCAGATGTCATCATCATTTCCCAGTAGTTGTAGTTAGTAATCTTCCAGTTCTGAATCAGTTTGGAATATTCTTTGAGGTTTTCAATTCCTTGCATTGAGAAGTTGGCAATACTTGCTTGACCTGAAAAAGAGCTTGACTCAGTAAGCCCAGAGAAACTGCACTTGTTAATAACATAGAAAGCAGCAGCACGGTATAAATCTTCTGACTCTTCATGGTTTAGTTCAATCTTCATTTGATTAAAGAGTGCTCTACCTTTATCGTAGTACTCTTCCAGTTCTTTTTTATCTGCTTTTTTATCTGGCACTGAACCAAGGTCTTCTTTATATCCTTTCAGAATCTCATAGAGACCATCTACTTCATCACGCAGAATACACCAGAAAGTAAACAGAGGATTATAAAGGTCATTAACCCACACAGGAATATCTGGGTATTGTTTAGTGAATGCAATAGCAGGACTACCTCCACCCAGAAAAGGTTCCCGATACTCTGTTATTTCCTTTGGAAATTTCGGAAGTAGATATTTCATGGCACGGGATTTGCCACCAGGATAACGAAGAGGTGTTTTCAGGGATTTCATTCTATAAAAGCTCCAAGAGGCGATTGCTGTTTTACGTTGTTCTTACAATTATACCATAGGTCATACATGGCATCCTGCTTTTGTTGAAACCAACTATCAGAAGAGTTGTTTAAAATTTTCCAAACGTTGCCAGACCAAATAACTTTTTTTTTACACTTGCCTAACGAAAAAGAAATGTCTTTATCATCGTCTTTTTTTGTTTCGGTTACCACTCGTTTTACTTCGTCTCCTGTTATTTCAAATAGTTGTCGGGTGTCATAGTTACAAACAGCATAATAGTCGGCATACTGAATTTGGGTTTTACTATTGTTTCTATTATTTTTTAAAATAACAGTATTACTTTTTGATTTTTTTGCTTGAACTGTAATCATAGGAACATCCGTGGTAAACAAATCATAATAAGTGTCTTGTAACATTCGTATAAGTTGTCCGCCAGAAGCAAGTTCTAATGCAATCTCCAAAGATGTTCCCACATCATGATAGTTACATGGTAGTGTTTTCTCTTGAAAATGTGTAATGTATGCCTCAAATGTTTCCCAATCAAATGTTTCCCAATCAATCATTTAAACTTACACTCCACCATAATTTCAGTTAGACAAGCAAGAAGATTAATCTCTTGATCAGCTACGAACGCAATCTGATATTGATACTTAGCAAGCACCAACACAGCAGGAGGAATAGAAGAACCTTCAAGAACGTTACTCAACTCATTATAGATTTTACGAATGATAGTGTTAGGGTCACTATCCATGTTATCAACTACCCACTGACGCACAACATTGTATTCCTTTCCCTTCATCGCTCTCATCAACTGGTCTGTGTTTACATCAGCAATGTCACAGAGCACGGCAGAGTCAAGGGCACCGCTGGCAGAGTGACGCTGCGCTTCGTTCAGCAGGCGTCGCCAGTCAGGGTAGTAACGCTGAATCAGTTTGACCAGCACCTTATCCTCATACGCCACGCCAGAGGCGTCTAGGATGCCCTGTAGGCGCTCAAAGAACTGCGCCTGTAACTTCTGCTGTTCGCCTGCCTTAATGCGGAAATCAACGACCGTACAGCGTGAGTGCAGCGGTTCAACGATTTTGTTGATGAAGTTGCAGGTGAAGATGAAGCGACAGTTGCTATGAAACTCTTCTACGAATGCTCGCAGCGAGAGCTGAACATCATGGGTGGTGTTATCTGCCTCATCAATAATCACAACCTTGTGCTTACCACCACCAGTCAAACTGATAGTAGAAGCAAACTGTTTAACACGAGTTCGGATTGTATCAAGAAAACGACCTTCATCCGAACCATTGATAACAATGTAACTGAGTTCGAGTTGCTCACACAATGCTTTGGCAACAGTGGTTTTACCGACACCAGGCGGACCAGAGAGCAAGAGATTAGAAATCTCACCCTGCTCAATGAATCCAGTAAATACTTTCTTTAACGAAGTAGGGAGGATACAATCTTCAATCTTATGAGGTCTGTATTCCTCCACCCACAAAAAGTTTTTATTCATATGTTCTAGTTCCCATTTTTAAGTTAGAATCTCTCAAAGAAAACATACCACCTAACATATCATCATAGGGAGTATTTACATTATTAATATAAAATCTAACAGGCCAGTTGTTCATGTATGCAAAATGCATTCCAACTAAAAATACATCTGCAGTTAGATTCATACTATTAACAGAATGGATTTCTAAATATCCTTTTCTGTATATCATAAGCATCCCAGAATTAGATGGTTTTAACCATTCTGGAATATCTTCTTGTGTCAACCAAAGACACTGAAAATTTGAACAAACTGAAGGTCGGTTTTGATAGTCAGAACAACTGTTATTTTCATGACATATTTTAGAACATGGATGACTCCTGTTGACTTGCTCTCCATAAATTTCCATGTTTAGTGTTCCATTGCAACAAGCAACACAACCGTCACATGTTTTCATGGTTCAAGCGCAATATAATAAGTAAGGTCATGTGTCAAATGTTTCCACTGTGAGATATGATGTTTTGAAACTCCTGCTTGATAATCACCTTCAAGCAAACGAATGTTTTCTACTTTCATATCAAGTG